CTCAGGGATGGCAGCCACAACCTCCAGCGCCTGCAGCAGCAGCAGCGCCTACTGAATGATGAGAGCCCTGATGCCTACTTCCAGCGCCTGCGGCTAGACGCTGAGCTGCAGGCCATCAGTGAGGGACGGATAGACGCTGCAGGTCGTGCGCAAGTCCCTGTCACAGAGCTGGCTCAGCTACAAGACCTGGCCGACGAGCAATTTCGGTTGCAGCGCAGCGAAATTAGACAGCAGTACTATGATGACGAGCGTGATTATACCGTCGCAGCTACACAGCGGGCTGGACCGCTGCGTGATCAGGCCATCCTCCGGGATCAGCTCGTCCGCAGCAACCTGCCGCAGACAGAGATTGATCTGGAACTCCTGGCTGCTGCTGCTCGTAGTGATGCCCAACAAGCACTGCGTAGCAGGGACGCTCTCGATAGCATCACCGACACCACTGAGCAAATCCAGCAGCAGCTTGCCCTGCATGGGCAGACCCTAGCGGTGGAGGAGCAGCTGCTGCGTCTGCGACAGGATGGCATCCCCGTGACGGAGGAGATCACCGCTGCCATCGAGCGACAGGTGGAGCTCACTGAGCAGCTGGCCAAGCAGCAGCAGGTGGTGCAGGCTATCGAGCGCAGCCTACGTGGTGGCATCAATGATGCCGTCAATGGCCTCGTATTGGGTACTCAGACATGGGGTGAGGCCCTGCAACAACTCTCTGTCGGTATCCTCTCGCAGATCCAGCAGCAGATCATTGATATTACCATCGCCCAACCGATAGCCAGCGGTGTCGGTAATCTGCTCACCGGCATCGTCGGTGGTCTATTAGGTGGTGGACCGCAGTGGGGGCCTATCCCACCACTACCACCACTAGCTGCTGCTGCTGGTAGTGGCGCTCTTGCCGCCAGCGCTGTCGGTGGTACCACCATTGTGCAAAATTTTGCTACACCACCCACAGTGCCTCAGCTGGCGGCTGCTCGCCTAGCCTTTGCCAGCGAATCGGATCAATACCAGCGCCGGCAGCAGGCCACGGCACTATACTGAGACCGCCTAGCACTCACTCTATGATTACCCCGATGAGCAACCCAAATCGTCTGATGAGCAGAATGGCTGCCGCGAACAAGGCGCGGGATGATGCCATGGATCAAGCAGAGGTGGCCATGGCACTGGATGACATTGCCGAGGCAATGGACGACAGCGATATGGATGGCTGATGATGCTACAAGCCACCACCGTCGTCTGGCCGACTGAAAACGGCCTAATTGTGCAGGCTGATGGTGACATTGATGTCAATTCCTCACCACCGGATCAAGATCCGGCCATCTGGATGGCCTCGCATCTCTCGTCTGAGCTGAGTGCCGCCGGGTGGACCACTCCTGGTGCTACAGATCGGCTGATCCTCAGGTGGCTCCTGGCGACACCGTCCAGCACGCCGGTGCGGATGGATAAGATGATCACCATCTGCCAGAGCCTCCTGACAGTGGCCACCATCAGCCCGCTGCTGCCATTGGCGCGCCTCCATCGATTTGAAATGGTGCGACATCGCTACACTGCGCAGTCCGTGACTGCCCTTTCAGTGACCCTACAGGCTAGTACAGAAGCCGGGTACATCAGGCCAGCTGAACCGGAGGTGGTGCTCCATTGACCCCATCCGCTCCAGTGCCGCTGTGGGGACCACCACCCCGTCCGGCGCCTACGGCGTGGGATGCACTGCTGCGGCGCGTGCGGGACTGCTGCAGCGCTCATCAGCCTACAGATTGCTGGGCGCTGACGCGGCTCTGGACTACCGCCTATTTTGGGCTGGCCATACCCGACAGCATCCCGGAGCGGCTCAGCTGCCGCCGTGCTAGGGTGATCCTCCCACAGCTGGACACCTGGACCACTGCTGTCGGTCTGGTGCAGGGTGATATTGCGCAACCCTCACCCGGGGCCATCCTCGTCTGGTGGCCGGCTGATACCGTCCACACCGGCATTGTGGTGGCACCACCTCAGGGGCACTGTGGCACCGTCGCTGCATTGCCCACCGACCATCCCCGCCCGGTGCTCTACGACTACGCAGGACTTGCCACCTCTGAGCAGCGCGCTAGAGTCTACGCAGCACCATTGCGCCAGCCATAGCCATGATCATGGTCGATGTGACAAACCATCTGACCGTGCTGCAACGCTCAGCACCACCACTGGTGGCTGCCCTGGTCGGCATTGCCATGGAGCCGGTCGAGGTGGTAGAGCATCAGGTGGCCAGGCGCATTGCCGATGGCCTCGCCGAAGCTGGTGTGGAGGCTTCGATTTCTGTTGCACCACGGCCTAAAATTATCCATACCAACACTGCCTCTGCACCCAAGGCCAAGCCATGACCCAGAATTATGATGCCTACCTGCTGGTGGTCACCCCTGAGCCAGACTACGGTGTGATACCGACAGGCACACCAGCCAGCCGGTTGCTGACCAATTCACTGCTTTGTGGTGAGCTCCAATGGAGCCCGCTGGAAAACACTGTCGTCAGCCGGGAAGAGCAGCGATTTCATCCCGGTGCACAGCGCCTCATCACTACCACCCAGGTGGCCCGCCTGGTGTTTCGGGTGTGGCTCTATCCAACGGAATATACTATCACTGCCCCGACGTACACCCCGCCTACCACACCGCCGGACGCTACCATCACCACAGTAGATGCACCTCGTATTGCGCCACTGCTAGCCGCATGTGGGTGCACCACTACTGCCGTGCCGCAGGTGGATAGTCTGGGTGCCGGGACGTTTGTCGGGGCACGCTATACCATCCAGCCGCGATCAGATCTATCTACTACGCCCTCGGTGACGATAGAATTCTATCAGGGTGGCCTCTTGCAGACCATCAAGGGTGCCCGTGGTAATTTCTCCATACGTGCCCAGGCCGGGCAGCTGGTTGCATTATATTTTGAAATGACCGGGCAATATGTAGCACCAACCAAGGTTACGCCCAACACGACTGGTATAGTGACCATGCCAGGCAGCCCGCTGCCATTTAATGCTGAAACCACCGCGCTGACCGCGCTGGTGGGTGATGATGCTCTGGGGCGCCCAGGGGTGAAAATTGACAGCTTCGATTTCAATTTAGGTAATCAGATCAATGTAGTCGACCGTGTTGGAGGTTTAGATAATATCATCACCATCAATGACCGCGCCGCCTCTGGTACCATCACCATCGAGGCTGATCCGGATGGTGTGATTGCTGATGTTGGTAATATCAGCTCACAAACTGAGGTGCCAATTGAGTGGGCATTGGCGAATCAATCTACCGTGGTTACGCGTGGGGTCTCTATGTCGGGAGACGGTACACGCATCGGCAAGAAGGGTGTGCTAGGCAATGGCCAGCAGGTCAATTTTGAGGCGCCGCTGTGTGCTGCGCAGCGTCTCACCCCAGTCCGGGGGCAGGAGGGTGCCCTCCTGACCCAGATCCAATTTGTCTCGTTTGCTAGCTCCACCGGCGATAAGGATTTTGGGCTAACCTGGACGTGACTCTCACTCTCATTCCCTATGCCCCTGAAGTTGGCTCCTCTCGATGCATTTTGGCTCGATGTCTCCGGTGATGTGCCCATCGTAGGCCCAGTCTCATTCCGGGTGCAGGTGCGCTACCTCCCCAGACCAGAATTTCTGGCCTGGGCTCAATCCTTCTCCGATGGGGAAGAATTTGAGCTATTCTCTCAGCTGCTCACTGACTGGGGTGATGTAGTCAATGCCCACGGTGATCATGCTGAATTCAATGATGCCAACCTCCAGCAGCTGCTGGCTATAGGCAATATCCCCACTATACTGTTTGAGGCCATCATCACCGCCTACAGCGGGCGCAAGACAGGTGAAATCGTGGATCTGGCGGAAAAAAACTCGTCCAGTGCCTCCGATTCAGCCTCACCGACACCCCACCAGAGACTGCGGAATCCATCCGGGGAATCCCACGCGGTATGACCGTGCAGGTGGTCTCTAGCCTGCCGACTACACCACCAGCTGAGCAGCTCCTATGGCCGTGCAACCTGCCGGTCTGGGAGCTCTGGAGCCGTCTCCAGACTCAGTGGCGCATTACTGAGAGTGGCATAGCGATTGGCCTGGACTATGCCGCCGTGGTGGCCATGATGTCGCTCTATGACCTCCACGATACCGGTACCATGGACAAAATCCGTGCCCTGGAGGCAGTGATGCTAGCCGAATGGCACCGCCAGCGGCAACGCCACTCATCTGCTCCATCCCCTGCCCCTGCCCATGCCGCTCCGCACCGCTCAGCTCACCACGGTCCGCCTGCTCGGTTCGGAGCTGGTAGCAGCCGCCGGTACTGATGAGTTCAGCCTCGCTCTCACCCATGTAGGGCAGCTAGGCTCAGCCGTGCGGGTGGTGCGCCCTGCACTGCATCACCAGCTGCAGCAGTGCCAGTGGGAGCTGACCCTAGATGGCGAGCTGGTCACTGATCCGGCCGCCCTCAGCCGTTGCGGCGCTACTGTCACCATTGAGCAGTGCAGCGACGGCGCAAGAGGGTTTGCTGCTATCGGGGCGCTATTCATCGCTGGTGGTGCCAAGCTGGCTGTCGGTGCGGCCGTCGGTAGTGTTGCCTCTATCGTCGGCACTGCGCTGGTGGGCTACGGCATCAGCACCGTCGTAGGCGGGATTGCTCGTCTGCTCATGCCTACCCCATCAGCCGAAGATCCGCAGAAGGTGTGGCAGGGGCCACGCAATATCGATAGCTTCGAGGCCCCGATCCCCTATGCCTGTGGTGAGGCCCTCATTAGTGGGGTGTCCGTCTCCACTGAGGTGGGAGCCTATGATCTCACAGACGACGACTCCGACGAATTCTTGTTGATGCTCATTGCGCTATGCGATGGTCCGGTGCATGGCATCACTACATCAGATATCAAGCAGTCCATCTACATCAATGGGCAGCAGGCTACTACTGATAGCGGTGGGGTATCAGTCAAGCTGGACTATGCCCACTTTACCGATGGCACCACAGCGCTAGATGTAGAGGATTTCTATCATGGGAGGGAGCAGATCCAAATCAATCAGACCGCAGGGGGTGTCAAAACTAACGGGTTTCGTGATGGCACATCCTCTACATCCTACGATGTCTCGAGAACATTTCCGGTGCACCACATATGGGTGCGGGTAGATATACCACAATGCTGGGCAATTGATAATGATGGTCGCAGAAAAGGTAAGCTCCAACCGTTTAAGATTGGCTATGTCCTGACTCTCACCAATGCAGCTGGTGTGGCATTCTATACGTCACCGGAGTGGTTTTATCAGGGTCCTACTAGGACCCTGAAGTACCAACGTCGGAAGATCAGTATACCATCGGCTCACCGGAATAGTGACTTCACTGTGACGCTCAGGTTTAAGACGCTCCGGCAGACCAGGGGTGGGGCCTGGAAAGATTTGAAAGCTGAGCTACGTCTTGCTAATATTCTCATCATTGGCACCAGACGGCAGATCACCTACAAGGGCACATCCATGCTGGCCCTCAAGATCCCAGCTGGGTCATTAGTTACTGGTGGTATACCCCAGGTCGCGGTCAAAGGTAAGTGGCGCACCACCAAGATTCCCTCAATCTGCACTGTAGCAGCAGATGGTGGTCTCAACTACAGCAGCACCTCATGGGATGGCACCATGACCACCGCGAGGTACTGGCATAGCAATCCTGCCTGGTTGCTGTACGATATGTTCGAGGATGAGCGCGTGGCATCATTTGTAGATGATGCCTTCCTTGATGTGTATAAGCTATACGAGATTGGTAGGCGCTGTGATGAGCTGATCAATGGCAAACGGCGCTATAGCTGGAATGGGCAGCTGACGCACAGCGGACCTATCCTGCAGCTGTTCACAGAGCTGCTCGGCTCTATTGATTGCCAGCTCTATGCGGCTAACAATGCGTTTGACATTGTCCAGGATAAGTCACGTGACATCAATGCACCAGATCACATCTTCTGCCCTGCTAATGTGATTGATGGGGTGTTCCAATGGGAGACAACAGCAATATCCGGTCGTCATGCCTCTGCCCGGGTGGTCTACAATGACACTGATAATGATTATGAGCTCACTGAAGACATCGTAGAACACGCTGATGCTATCGCAGCCCAGGCTGGACGTTATAAGCGCCTCCAGATTGCTCCATACCTCTGCAATTCCCGTGAACAGGCTATCCGTGCCGGACGTTCTGCGTTGTACAGTGAGGTCCTGAATGATGAGCTAGTGACATTCACCACTGGCCTGGCTGGCGCTGCTGTGCAACCCGGTGATCTGCTGCTCATCGCTGATCCATGGCGCCTAGGTAGTGTAGGTGGCCACAACCCAGCCATTGGTGAACCGGGCTATAGTGGTCGGGCAGAAATGAATGTATCGAGATCCGAACGGATCGGTTTGAATAAGTCTGTGCCTACTGATGTGGATTCGAGCTCGTATGCATTCGTGACCCTTTCCACAGGTGCAGTAGGTCGGTATCAGGTTGATACCGTAGTGAATCGGTCGGCAGGGTGGCTGGAGCTGGGTGGTGGATTTGACACTTGGTCTAACCCGCTGCAGCCGGATGGACCTGCCTACCTCGAGGTAGCTGCTCACCCTGCCCCACGGGCAGTGGTGGTAGGCATCAAGCAGGACGACCGCTATCGGTATACAATCACCGCGGTAATCTATAAGCCCGAAAAGTACACTGCTATTGACTCCACTTCCTTCCCCGCGTCGCTATACGACTCCTCAGATACTACCTTCCTGACCGGTAACCGACACAGTGTCCTGCCCGCACCCTCGAATCTACTGATAGACGAGCGCATCATTATGCGCGCTCAGAACCTGCTGAACCAAGTCACGATCAGCTGGGACCAGGTGGAGGGTGGTAGCTCCTACATCGTCCGATATGAGACTGAAGACCATGAACCCGTGACGGTTACGGTTACCACTTCTTCTCATGTGATCTACCGTGATCCCGAAGAAGCGCAAACTGCCTGGACCGTCACGGTCCAGGCGCTGGACCCTGTTTCTGGTGCGCTCTCTCCGGTGGTCAGTGCGACGCATGACATCACCGGGCAGACCGCACCTCCGATCATCATTACCGGGCTCACCGTCACCTACGGCGCGGCTCAAGTTGATGGGCGCCTACTCCTCACCTGGGACAGCCTGCAGCTGCCGGAGGACCTGGATGTCCAGCTGGCAGGGCAAATCGTCATCTACCGCGCCCCAGTAGGTACTCCTACTACCGGCACCTGGACCGAAGTGGTACGTGTAGCAGGCTCGCAGACATCTGTCTGGCTCGATGAGCCATCTACCAGGCAGGACTACCGCGCCCGCGCCCGCGATCCAGGTAATCGGACCTCACCGTGGTCCGCTGCTGCTACGGTGCGCTACCTGGCTACTGCACCGGCAGCAGTGTCTGGTCTTGCCGTCGTCGCTATACCCGGGGCTGATATGGCCCAGCTCACATGGGATGAGCACCCCTCAGCTGGGGTGCGTGCTGGTGGGAGCATCACTGTGACCTCCCGTGCCTACGGCACCACAGGCGGGTGGCACACCGTCGTAGTCCTGCCCGGTTCGGCCGTCAGCTGTCAGCTCACCGTCAGTGATGCCGACACAGTCGATCTGGACTACACCCTCATTGCCAGCAGTGCTACCGGCCAGATTGGTACTCGCAGCAGTGCAGTGCGGTTTACGGTGACGGTGCCATCCGCACCGGATGGTCGAGTGTGGGACCACACCCCGTCAGGGTTGCAGATCCGCTGGAACGAGGTCGATGCCGAACGCGTGCGCAATGGTGGCCACATCGAGGTGCAGGCCGGTAATAGTGCAGATCACTCCTCTGTGGGGCTGACCAGACTGCTGCCCGGTACTGCTACGTTTGTGATCATCCCCTATATCGATCTGGATGTGGCCTCAGATCGCGGGCGTGGTGCCATCCGCCTCCGGGCAGTAGACCGGCAGGATAGGGAGAGCTCCTGGACCAGTGTGACGCTGCAGGGTCAGAGCTCCGGTAGTGGTACCAGGCAGAGTGATAGCGACACGGGCAGTTTTTATCTGCCGCTGCGGAACAACAAATGGCCAGCTAATACCGGCTATGCATCATCAAATCCGTTTGCCCCCGTCGTCCACCAGGATATTGCGTTAGACAAACATGTGCAGCCTTTGTACCTGGGCACCCGGAACGTAAAGGCAAGATTTAAGTTTACATCGCCCTCCGTCATTAATGTCGGCGTCGAGGGTGATGTGCGGTACTACCAGTGGGACCTGCCTTTGAGCACGGCGAATGCGAGCCGATGGAGTGCGGTCATCTCAAGATCTACGTTTGTTTTCGTCCATTGGATGCTCACCACTACTGCTGCTGGCACTTCGCCCTATGTAGACGGGCTACAAGTAGAGCAGACTGGTCTCCAGCCAGTCTGGTTTGAGGCTCTGGGTACTCCTGCGTGGCACACGGGTTCATTCGTCTATGGCACTAGCTACCTGACCATCCGGATGACGCATCGCTACTGGGTGAGCATACCAACCGATGCGGTAGGGAAAACTCCTGCACTGACACCACTGCCGACCGCCTCTACTGATTTTTACTTGCGCTATAGATTAACAGACGGTCGCACGGCTAGTAATTGGTTCACGATCCACTATAACACCGGTGAGGATTGGCCTACCAGCTGATATAATTGTATCTGATCGTAATGGGTCGCAACTCTCTGCCCAGGGGTAATCCGTCCTGCAGCACTGCCCCTCTCAGGGTGCTATCCTGAGACTGCACTCATCCCGTTCCGACTATGACCTCCTCTGCCAAGCGGCGCCGGCGTCGTCGTCAAAAACGAGGTCCCATCACAGAGGTGGCACCACAAGATGGGTTCCGTATGGGACCTGAGGAAGAAGAGGAGCTAGACGAAGACGAGATGGAGGAAGAGGAGGAAGAGGAGGAAGAGGAGGAAGAGGAGGAAGAGGAGGAAGAGGAGGAAGAGGAGGAAGAGGAGGAAGAGATGGGTGAACGCGCCGCTCCCATGGTGCGTGCTACCAAATTTCCGTTCTCAGCATCTTCGGAGAATGTAGTGCTCACGGGGCATAACGGCCATGAGCAGCTCCTCCACGGCCCTGGAAATATCCGCCTGCAGAAAAAAACTATCCCTCTCCTCTGGGGCCATGATAATGTCTCCCCCGCCTCGTACATGGGGGAAGTCTCAATACGCTATGACCGGCAGAAGCGGCGCCTTATCGCCACCGGCATGGATTGGGCCTCACATCCCCAGGCACAATCCGTACGAGCCGATTTTGATCGTGGCCTCCTCAAGGAGGTCTCGCTAGGCTATCGCATCTACAACAAATCTCGTAATGCTGATGGTGTCACCGTCATTGATGACTGGGCACCCAGGGACATCAGTTTTTGCGGCCACTCTGCCGATCCTTCTGTCGGAGTGGGTCGCAGTGGTCCACCTGTTCACACCCGCACCACCCGCACCACCCGCACCACCAACACTAAACCTACCCGCACCACCATGACTGCCGCCGCCACTGTCAGTGCCACACCCCGTGAGCAGCGCAAATTGCGCCAGAGCGAGAGAGAGCGTGCTGCTGAGCTCTTGGCAGCAGCGGCCACCTATGAGGTGGATCAAACGGTGGCAACCGAAATCATCGCTTCGGACTGTTCCCTAGCAGCTGGCCTGGCTGCCATGCGGAAGCAGCGCAAGACCCGGCAGCCGGAGCCGGGTATCTCAGATCCGCAGCTCACACCCCGTGAGCAGCGTCGGTACAGCATGATTGCTGCCCTGCAGGCCCGTGCTACCGGGCAAGACATCCCTGAGGCCGGACTGGCGCTCGAGGTCGACCGATATTTTCGCCAGGAGCGAGAGCGTGACGAAAAAAGGTCTCGACCTACCTCCACGTCGGTTCTGGTGCCTATGACCCAGCTCGTAAGGGGTGGGGTGCTGAATCGTCGGCCCAAGGTTGGCGACGATTCGCCTCCCATCCAGGTGGGGCAGCGTACTGGTGCACCAGTCGCCGATGGTAGTCGCAGCGGCGCCCCATACTCTCCCCTCGTGGACATGCTGGGCGGTTACCTAGTCGATAGTGATCTGAGATCGGAGGAGTTGATCGAGTACCTGCGCAATATCAGTGCCACAGCGACACTTTCGATCCAGCGCATGACGGGCCTGGTCGGTGACCCGATCATCCCTGCCGTGACGGGCGTCACTAATGCCTACTGGTTTGCGGATGGGGAGCAAATTACCCGTAGCACAGGCTCTTTCGGGGTCACTCGCATGACTCCCCGCAATCTCGGTGTGCTGACCGAATGGACCCGGCAGATTGCTATGCAGTCATCTCTGGGCATTGAGATGATGGTCCGTGACGACATCATGCAGACCATTGCCCTGGCGCAGGACGCAGCCATTATCTACGGCTCTGGCGGTAAGCAACCGACAGGTATTAAGCACACCACTGGTGTGAATTCCACGGCTCTTGCTGGTACGGGCGATACAGCAGTCCATTTTGACCGCTTCGTGGAGGCCGTCGGCAAAATCGGTGATCAAAATGCCATTCTCAACAAGGCATCCATGGCGCACCTGGTGCCCAATGACCTGATCACTGCGCTGAAGCTGCTCAAGGACAGCGACGGGCGCTACCTGGCACCCCCGGCCATATTCCAGTCGATAGATCCTGGCAGCGAGGTGATTGACGGCACCAAATTCATTGTGTCGAATCAGATCCAAGGCACCGCTGCCACCGGTGGTGCCGATATCATCACCGGAGACTGGTCCCAGCTGGTTCTAGGCATCTGGGGTGGTGGTGTGGAGGTGGATCTCAGTGATTCTCACGGTAACAATTTTGGGAGCGCAACCGAGACGATCAGAGCCATAATCTCCATGGATACCTGTGTCCGGCACCCAGAGTCGTTCTGTGTCACCACCGGCGTGACCAAGACATGAGCGGCAATGTCGGTCATTAGTACGGCCGTAGCTTTTAGTACGAGCCTGGTAGTCAGTGTCATGGTGATACGCACTCAGCAACATCAGGTATTGCGGCAGCAGCGGCAATACCGACAGATGCTCATAGACCGGGACCGCCTGGCCCGGTGCGGTACGATCTGGCCAAATTGCGATCTAGCTTGTCGTATAGATGACGGTTAGGGCGATGGTAGAAATCGTAGCGGCAGTGGTAGGCGTGATAGCAGGTGGTGCCCTCATGCACCTCCAGGGACGTGGGCAGCAGGCACAGCTGCTGATCCTGCAGGTGGAGCGCCTCAAAATTTCTAATGAGCGGCTTTGTGAAGACCTGCAACAACTAGCCAACCAGCTGGAGGCCATCCGTCGCCATGATGATGAGCGCATCGATGCACTAGCAGAGCGCATCGCTGCTCTGGAGACAGCGATCAGCTAGACTGGTGCTATCAGATGCCTGCTCGCCATGGCCGAACCCCTCGACTGGACGACAATCGACACCTCAATGACCTCTGCTGTGGATTATGTCGCTCGCGCGCTGAATGAGATTCGGGTGGCGGAGGGGGACAGTAGCCACGTGGCCTACCCAGGTGATGAATTTGTGGTGCATGGCCCGACGGCTAAGCGGTTGGCCGCTGCGAAGCGGGTAGAGCTGGTGCGGCGCTACCGCATGGGTGAGCGTCTCACCAGGCGGCGCAGTGCTGCTACTAGTGGGGTGAGCTGACATGGGCGTATATGAGGGACATCAGTGGTCTGTTGCGCCGCGGTACATCGGTACCAGTGCCGCCACGACTAGTACTACCCCGACAGGGGCCAATGTCGATCTGAATAGCTACCTAAGCACCTATGCCAGAAATTTCATCGGTGCAGGGCTATTTTTGGTCCGTGCCAACCTGCTGGCGGGCAATTATGGGGACGTGCAATGGCACCTGGAGACCGGTGCGGCCACCAGCAGCTATGTGGTGATCGGCACCATCTCGGTGCCTGCTCACACTGCCGTGGCAGGGGCACCCTGCTACTGCGGCACCTTCGCTACGCACGACCTGCAGCGGTACGTCAGGCTTAGAGGTGCCTCTAGTAGCGGCAACCTCGGGTTTCACCAGGCGTTCATCATTCCACAGGTGAAGGACACCCGGACCATCTGATGGCTGTGCTCGTACCACCCGGTAGCAGCTCGGCCGAGCACGTCGGTGAGGGTGCCTACATCGATATGCATTGGCTGGGGCGCAACACT